GAACGAAATGAGTTCTTCACACCAGTAATTGAACACTTGTTCTTTCGTGGTTGGGGAGGCAATGGCTTCCTCGATAACGTGACGAGTGGTCAGATTACCGGAACTCATGGTTTGTGTGAGCCGGATGCATACGATGAGGGGAGTCTCGCTCAAGAGGCTCTCAGCAAAATGATGCCAAAAGCAACTTCAGGTGTCAGCTTGGTTAACTCCTTGCTGGAACTAAAAGACCTGAAGCACTCAAATCCAATCCCTACTATACGACGACTTTATCGGCGCCATCCCTGGCTCGATAATTTAAAAACAAAGAAAGGCCGGAAGCGCTTTAAGCGCGAACTAGCCGTCCGCATGAATAATGCGGCTTTGAATACGTCGTTTGGGATTGTTCCGCTCGTCAAAGACGTAGTAGACGTTTACGATGAGCTGACTGGGCTTGCCTTTAGGCTTGCCCAACTCAAGAAGTACGCCGACAAACCAAACGTGCGACATTACCGAAAGCAGCTTTTAGCTAAAGACGGTAAAGTCGCGCGGTCTGTCTGGTATAACGGCCCGGCCACGCAGATTGCATGGCCCACAGGCTTAATATCAGATTGTTTGTTAGCAGGCGGAGTTAGACCCAACATCTCTCTTATCAAGAGATGTAGATGGGTTGTTCGCCCTGTCTACCATGCTACCTTAAGGTATACCTATACCTTACCGAAGCTTGATAATGCCACCAGCACTGTGATGCTCGCACTAGACCAATTGGGGGTTCGTTTGGACCCTTCGATTGTGTGGAATGCGATTCCATTCACTTTTCTTGTCGACTGGATTGTCGACATAGGTGGTTACCTCGGGACTTTTGCCCGCGATAATTATCAGATCGAAACTAAGATACGCGCGTTTACTCATTCTATAAAGTATTCGCGCGAGGCCGAGATCGATGCCACGTATGCAACTGATTCTAGTCTTTGGAACACCCCTCGCTTTGCGAATTCGGGTGCTCCTACTAAGATCGGGTCAGTTGCAGTATACCGTGGCAGCTATCGGTCGTATGACCGTAAGGATGCTAATCCAAGCGTTCAGGCGGTGTCACTCAGGGCCCCGCGGTTGCGACACGCTGCTCTTGCGAGCAGTTTGTTGTTATCGCGGACTAACTGGGGTTCGCTAAGGGACTACAAAAGGATATAGACGCATCTGCGTTTATGTGAGACTGACGTTGAGCCAGTCCTACACCCTATGTACCTCGCTTGGGCGGATTCGTATGCGATGCCTCGGGCCATTCTGGCCGAGGGCTTTCATCCTGTACTATTATCTGTCCCATTTCACCCACATCATAACCTCTAACGATAAGTCAGAAGCCATGCTAACGCAAGACCAAACACTGCTGTCCAGTCGGACAGCACAGACACTGCCCGGCGCTGCCGGGTCCACCGTTTTCGCCCAGATCACTGGGACGGTTGGAAACAAAGTAGAGCGCCGCGTCGCTGCCACGGCCAACACCACGCCTGAGACCCTTACAACGGGTCACGAAGTGCGTGGTACAGGCTATAAACAGCGGGCTCGCTCGGTTATCAGGATTGGACGTCAATACAACAATACCGACCCGTCTACGACGGGTGGCGTTGTACCTTCGTTCTCCTGGCAACTTGTACTCGACCGCCCCCTTAATTCGGGGGGTGCGGTAACGGTACAGCACATCAAGGATGCCCTTGGCCAGTTGATCGACGTTCTGTTGATCAGCGGGCAGTTGGACAAACTCTTGAACCAAGAGGCTTAAACCCCTCAGCATCACAACCTTCTTTAGGCGAGCGTCCCGTAAAGGGCTCCGCAAGCTCATCGAAGGCTCTGTGATGGGTATTGTTAGTGTCGTTCATTTGGTCTATAGGGACTCCGGCGTTACATGATACTTACTGGCTGGACTGCTAACCACATAAAGATATGGTAAACATGAAAAGCCGTGCTCTCGGTCGAGAGTGCGATAATACAGGCGAAAGCCTGCAAACCGCACTCTTCTACGAAGAGCTTATCATTGCAACGTCGAGAGACGTAGCACTTTCCTGCAATCGATCAGACACTGAGCTGGAGAGGGACATCGCAGAAATGCGATCTCGCTTCAGGCATGAAGGAATGTCGTTTTTGACAAAGACGCTTCCCTCCCTTGGCAAGGCCTGTGATAAGGCGTTGTCTCGTGACACTGAGCTTAACGTTGTCGGCTTCAAAACCCGACGACAGTCGAAGATACCACTCTTTATGGGTGACGTCTTCTCTCAAGTGTTTAGTGATGATGGATTCGAACGCAGCGATGCGTCCGCAGTGGCCGTTATGGCCATCCGTCAAGTATGCTTTGTTTACTACAAGCTAAACTTGCCGTTTACTCCGCAACAGGAAGACGATGTCGTCAACTTGTTTGTTCAAACTGATGAATCTCTGGAAAATTCTTTTCAGAATCTTACCTCGACTCCGTATACAGCTTCGATTATCCGTACCGCCAGCGCTCTTGTTAAGAGGGTACTGGCGACGGTGGACCCTCTTAGTGAGGATCTCTTCAAGCCTAAACACGGACCGGGGTCGGTCTCAACCGGGGAAACGCCTGCAGAAAAAGGTATCTTCAAAAGGTGGATTGCGCGATTAGCGCAGTTCTTTCCTTACGAGGAATACTTCTACTACAATGCGTCACACTTGGTTGATGACCTTCATCAGATGAGCGCCTTAGATGAATTAGACGCGGGTACAGCGAAAGTTGTACTTGTGCCTAAGGACTCGAGAGGGCCGAGATTAATATCGTGCGAACCGCTCGAAAACCAATGGATCCAACAGGGTCTGTTGAATGTTATGGTTAAGACTATCGAGTCCCATGCTATGACCTCTGGGTACGTCAATTTCACGGATCAAACCGTGAACGGCGCACTTGCTCTAGAGGGCTCTCTAACCGGAGCCACGGTGACCATGGATATGAAAGAAGCATCCGACCGGGTGAGTCTGGGGCTGGTTAAGGCCCTGTTCCCCGAGCGTTGGTTCGATGCCCTATGGGCGTGTCGATCCGATGCTACTATGCTTCCGAACGGGAGAGTTCTCTACCTTAAGAAATTTGCCCCAATGGGATCAGCTTGCTGTTTCCCTGTTGAGGCTATTTGCTTTTGGGCTCTCTGTACGGCCGCCATATCACACAAAGAGGGTAAGACCTATTGGCAACTTGTTGCCGAGAATCGGGCCCCTTATGTGTACGGTGATGACATTATTTGTGCAACCCAAGACTACGGTTGCATAGAGCACTGCTTGCCTCTGTTCGGCTTATTGCTGAACGAGGATAAGTGTTGCGTTGGCAAGACCTTTCGAGAGTCTTGTGGAGTTGACGCTTTCAAAGGCGTCAATGTCACTCCCCTTCGCGTGAAGGCAACTTGGTCATCATCCTTAACTGGTACGAACTATCTCTCCTGGGTCGCGTTTCACAACGCGGCCATGAGGAGGGGTTTCTTCCACGTATGCGATTATCTCTCTGTAGCGATACAGGGAGTTCGGAGAACACCGTATTCTGACTCTTTCGAGTCTGAGACGATTGCTCTCGTGGACTACCGGAAAATAGCTGTTCATGAGAATCGAAAGCTTGGCATCAAGATGCGGTTTAATCACCACACTCATGTGCTAGAAGCTTTTTCATGGACTGCTCGTGCCCGCACAATCAATCTGCTCCCTAAAGGAGCTTTGACTGCCGGCATTCCGGGTTGGTGTGAAATGCTACGAGTAGCATCTCTCAATGCGCGCAAGCGCGACGAGGATATACCTTGTGGTAAAGTACCACCGGCTCCTGGCGTTGTTAGTCGATTTGAACTCGCATCTATGCGAGGATGGGTCGACGAAACGGCGTCAGTTACGGCGTACAAGTATCCCGCGTCACGTCGGGAGATCCCGTTAAAGCGTG